AAACCTCGTGACTACCAATACAAAGCAGTCTACGAGGCTATAAAAGATAATAGAAAGTTACTTCTTTCTCCTACGGGATCTGGTAAGTCTCTTATGATCTATTCCATAGTCAGATACTATGCTGCTACCAACAAGAAGACGCTCATCATCGTGCCTACTACGTCTCTCGTAGAACAAATGGTCAACGACTTTTGTGACTATGGTTGGGATGCGGAGGAATACGTCCATAAGATTTACAGTGGTAAGGATAAGAATACAGATAAAAAAATTATTATATCTACTTGGCAATCTATCTACAAATTTCCTAAGAGATATTTTGATGATATAGATTGTGTCATTGGTGATGAAGCACATCTATTCAAAAGTAAATCATTAACTGGCATTATGACTAAGTTGCATAATGCTAAGTATAGATTTGGTTTTACTGGTACACTAGATGGATCTAAGACTCATAAGTGGGTACTTGAGGGCCTATTTGGATCTTGTGATCGTGTCACTAAGACAGATGATCTCATTAAGAGTGGATACCTGTCTAAGTTTAGAATCAAAATCCTATTATGTCAACATGCTCCTCAGCATTTCGAGACATATCAAGATGAAATAGATTATCTATGTGAACATAGAGGTAGAAATAATTTAATTAAGAATCTAGTAAAAGATCTAGATGGCAATACTCTAGTACTCTTTAATTATATCGAGAAGCACGGAGAACCATTATTTGAAATCATAAATAATTCTGTAGATCGTGATCGTAAAACTTTTTTCGTTCATGGTGGCACGGAAGTTCAAGACCGTGAAGAAGTCAGATTAATTACGGAGCAAGAAAATGACGCGATTATTGTTGCCAGTTATGGCACTTTCAGTACTGGGATTAACATTAAGCGGTTGCACAACATCGTCTTCGCCAGTCCCTCCAAGTCCAGAATTAGAAATCTCCAGTCCATCGGGAGGGTACTTCGAGTCGGTGCTGGAAAAGAAGTAGCAACATTGTATGATATAGCTGACGACATAGGTGGTCAGAACTATACATTAAAACACCTCAACGAAAGAGTTAACATTTATAATGATGAAAACTTTAAGTATGAGGTGATTAGAGTAAACCTTAGAGCAAATTAAAATGACAGAAGAGGAATTAAAAAAAGCAGAAGAGGAATTTTTTGCTACTGTTAAGCTCATTTCAGGTGAGGAAGTATTAGCACAAGTTTGCTATCTTCCAGACGAAGATAAGGTTATATTAAATAGACCCCTACAGGTAGAGTTGGCCAAGCAACGTAAAGGTAATGTTGAGATTGCTGGATTCTCATTGAGAGAGTGGGTCGCCGCGACGTTTGATGAAATGTTTATTGTAAATAGAAATCATATTCTCACAATGAGTGAGTTGGATAAAAATATCGAACTCTTCTATCATCAAACTCTTGGACGGATAGAAAATGGAAAAAACCTGACCCACGGAGCAAAGAAACTCCCACGTAAGTCAGGTTACTTAGGTTCTATCAGAGAAAAAAAGCAAAAGCTAGAAGATATTTTTAAAAAAAGCTAAGGCTCTTATATCCCTTGAACCCTTGACAGAGTTATTGTACTGGGTTTTCTGGGTCTTGTCAAGCCCCCTTTACAAACTACCTTCGGCGTGCTACACTATATCCAGTGACGATGATCATTGTGGCAAAAGTAATGGCAAGAAAAAAGACTGAATACTACGTTAATAACAAGGAATTTTTGGCTGCGATAACGGAGTATCGTCAGAAAGTTCTTGCTGCAAAGGAGTCGGGTGCTCCCCGACCTCGTGTAACCAATTATATTGGTTCCTGTTTTTTAAAGATTGCTACACATCTATCATATAAGCCAAATTTTGTCAACTACATGTTCCGTGAGGATATGATATGTGATGGAATAGAAAATTGTTTACAGTATATTGATAACTTTGATCCATCCAAGAGTACTAATCCATTTGCCTACTTTACTCAGATCATTTATTATGCATTCTTGAGACGTATTCAGAAGGAAAAGAAACAGTTAGAAATTAAAGGAAAAATCCTTGAACGTTCTGGCCATGATGAAGTTATGCATACTGACTCATATGATGGTACAATGTCAGGTATGAATGCATCATATTCTGATATGGGCAGTATTAAAGAAAACATTGAAACTAAAATGAACCGATGAATATACTAGAGGTACAACTTGCAGTAGTAAAAAAACTAAGAGAATTATATCCAGAGTACAAATCAGTTTACAGTATTAAAACAGTTCTTCTATGAAGATAGCAATTATTACAGATCAACATCTAGATGGTCGTAAAGGATCGCTAGCTTTCTGGAATTACTTTCAAAAATTTTATGATGAAATATTTTTTCCTACTCTCGAACGAGAGAATATCACTTGCGTCTTTGATTTGGGCGATACATTTGATAACAGAAAGTCTATGGACTATAATACTTTTGCTCGGATTAAGGAAAATTATTTTGACCGACTTGCAAGGTATGATGTACACATGATTCTTGGGAATCATACAACGTACTATAAAAATACTAATAAGATTAATTCACCTGAGTTATTATTAGAGCAGTATAAGAATATAACTCTGTATACTGAACCAAAAGAATTACAGATTGATAGCAAGAAGTTTATGATGCTTCCTTGGATCAATAGTGGTAATAAAGACAAAGCAATGAAATCTTTAGATGATACAGATGCTACTATTGTATGTGGACATCTTGAGATTAATGGATTTGAAGTCACACCTGGCATGTTCTATGAAAATGATCAAGCATTAGGTGTTGATACATTTAAAAAGTTTGAACGTGTATGGTCTGGACATTTCCATCACAAATCAAAGCGAGGTAATGTACAATACCTCGGTAACCCCTATCAGATGTTCTGGAATGATTACAAGGATAGTCGTGGGTTTCATATATACGACACTGAAAGTAATAGACTCAGATTTGTGGAGAACCCCCATCAAATTTTTGAAAAGATTTATTACAGGGACACAGAAAACGACTACAACAAACACGATGTGCAGTATTATAAAGACAAGTTCATCAAACTTGTGGTCGAAGAAAAACGGGATTACCAGATGTTCGAGACACTGGTTGATCGTTTATACAATGTAGGAGTTCATGATGTTAAAGTCGTAGAAACTCTAGTGCATGATGATGAGATAGATGATTCTGATTTAGAGACCAAAGATACCTTGACACTACTCAATGAATATATTGATGAAGTCGAGATGTCCGTAGATAAATCAGACTTGAAGAACCTCATGCATTCACTATATATTGAAAGCTGTGAGGCTGTCTGACATGTTCATTGTCACTTTAGAAAACAAACCAGAAGGAGTATTTTCTGTATACGATGATTCTGATAATAGAGTAGTACCTATTTTTCAGGATGAAGATGATGCAGAAAGATATCTTTCTATGTTAGATGATGAACCTGATTATCCTGGTATGGAAGTTCTAGAAATAGATGGCCAAGAGATGATCAATGCATGTCAACAAAGAGGACAAAGATTTTTAATAGTTACCACTGACGATTTATTAATACCACCTGATGATAGATAATGATAACTTTTAAAAAAGTTCGTTGGAAGAACTTTCTAAGTACAGGTAATGTGTTTAGTGAGGTAGATCTCCAAGGAGCAAGAACAAATTTAATTGTTGGCACTAACGGTGCTGGTAAGTCAACCATCTTAGATGCGTTGACCTTTTCTCTGTTTGGAAAGCCATTCAGAAAAATTAATAAAGGAATGTTAGTTAACAGTATTAACGAGAAGGATACTGTTGCAGAAATAGAATTTAGTATTGGTAAGTTAGATTATAAAGTTGTACGTGCTATCAAACCTGCAAAGTTTGAGATCTATTGTAATGGTAAGATATCAGATCAAGAATCTACTGTAGTAGAACAGCAGAAGAACCTTGAGAAAAATATTTTAAAGATGAACTTTAAGTCCTTCACTCAAATTGTAGTGCTAGGATCATCTACTTTTATCCCATTCATGAAGTTATCTGTACCACAGAGACGAGAAATAATTGAGGACATTTTAGATATCCAAGTGTTTTCCACAATGAATCTATTACTCAAGGATAAAACTAGAGAGAATAATGAAGAAATTAAGGAGATTGATTATCAATTTCATTTATTAGAAGAGAAAATTGAATTACAAAAGCAACATATGCTTACTCTTGAGAAGAGAAATCAAGAAGAGATAGATAAAAAGAAAGAAAAGATTAAGGAATTACAGAAGAATGAAGTTAAAAGTGCAGAAGAAATTCACAAACTCACAGAAGCTGTGGAAAAACTATCTAAGGAGATGGAAGAACTATCCAATTCTAAAGAAAAACTAAAGAAATTAAATACTTTCCTTGCTAAGATAAAGACAAAACTATCTTCTGCTAAGAAAGAACATAAATTTTTTAAGGATAATAATGTATGTCCTACATGTACTCAGGTTTTAACTGAGGAATTTAGATCTAGTAAAATAAAAGAAGGTGAAGATGAGTTAGATAATTTGAATAATGGATTAGATGAACTTGCAGTTGCTATTGAGAAGGAAGAAGGAAGAGAAGATCAGTTTATACAACTATCACAGGATGTTCTTAATAAGAACTCATCTATTAGTCAAGCAAATTTTCAGATTGCTACAATAAGAAATAGTATTAGTGAGTTGGATACTGAAGTTAAAGAACTAGAAGGAACTAATCCAGATAAGAAATCAGAGTTTGTTAAGTTGGAAGGACTAATTAAAGATAAGAAAGATCTATCAAAGCAACAGGCCAATGTCAAAAAAGATCGTGATGTTATTCTAGCAGCAGGACAACTGCTTAAGGATAATGGTATTAAGACTAGGATTATCAAGACATATCTTCCTACAATGAATAAGTTAATTAACAATTTCTTACAAAGTATGGATTTTTATGTCAATTTTACCCTTGATGAGAACTTTGAAGAAATAATTAAGAGTAGGTATCGCGACGTATTTACCTATGACAGTTTCTCGGAAGGCGAAAAGTCTAGAATTGATATTGCTCTGTTGCTTACTTGGCGTTCTGTTGCTAAGCTTAAGAATAGCGTTGACACTAACCTTCTTATCTTAGATGAAATATTTGACGGCTCACTTGACCAATCTGGTTCTTCTGATCTTGGTTGGATCCTACGTAATTTCGATGATGGCACTAATGTTTTTGTCATAAGTCATAAGGAAGCAATGCATGATAAGTTTGATAGAACTATTACTGCTGAGAAGGAAAAGAATTTTTCCATCCTTAGAGAGACAGTTAACGAAGTGACACATGGACTGGTTGGCTAAGGAATTTTTTTGCTATGATGTATACATCAACAAAGAAATCGAATGCAACGCAACGAAGTTAAAGGAAATTTAGCAAAGCTACTAGCAACAGAAAATTTAGTAGTAGAACACAGACAGTGTGAGACTGCACAGTTTGATGTAGATCGTCGAGTTCTTACATTACCAACATGGGATCTAGCATCTAATGATGTTTATGATATGTTGGTAGGACATGAAGTAGGACATGCTTTGTTCACTCCAAATATAGATTGGAGAGCAGATGTAGATTGTTCTATGGATTATGTTAACATAGTAGAGGATGCACGTATTGAAAAATTAATGAAGCGTAAGTATCCTGGCCTTAAGAAAAGTTTTTCAAGAGGATATTCAGAATTAAATGCTCAAGATTTCTTTGGTACAGCAGGTAAAGATTTAATATCTTACAATCTTATTGATCGCATCAATCTTCATTTTAAATCTGGAAGTTTTGAACTAATTCCATTTGAAGAATTTGAATTACAATTCGTAGAAGCTGTTGAAAATGTTGAGACATTCGATGAAGTTTTAGAAGTTGCAAAGAGAATATATGATTGGCAGAAAAAGAAAGAACAAGAGCAGATAGAAGATGCTGAAGAGTTAGTTGCTGAAACTAAATCTGAAGGTGGAGATGAAGGTTCGGATGATTTATCAGAAGAAGAAATAAAAGAAGAAATTGAAGAAGCAGAAGAAGAGCAACAACAGCAAGAGGGTCAAGATCCTGCTCAATTAGAGACACCTAGTTATGAAGGTGGAGATTCTACTTCTCCCAA